ACCTGAGTTACTTGTGAGTGACTAGTTCACTTTCGGCCGGGTAAGTTGTTTTGGAGGAGTATAACTAGTATATTCATAGCTAGCTATCTTCGTACACACGATGCGTACGGTTTCCCTTCGCGTTACTGTGAAGGCGTTACTACCTCGTTCGAGCTTCTTTCTATCCCATTTTTGTACCTCCCTATCACGATCAACATACTTCAAGTTGACCAAGACGTGGGGGTCTATCATGAAGGGCCCGGTCAAGGGCACCATCAGACAGCGGAAATAGAAATCGGTGCCACTATTGAACTCTTTCGCTCTCGCTTGTAATGCAAAGTGGAAGCGATCCTGTCCATGTCCGAGAAGTTTCTTTGACGAGAACAAATACGTATCTAAACTTTCACCAGGAGGACCATAAATATTCCCAAAACATCGGGGGATATATTTACGAATATATCTTCTAGTATGCTCAAATCCATGCGTGTCCCACGTCCAGTGCAAATCTTTTCCTAGCTCAACAAAACGATTATGGAGGTAATATAAATCCATAACAGTTTTTACTTGTTTCTTTAGGAATACCGGACGAACGTTGTACCCTGCATAAAAGTCTTTCCCGCAAGATTCGCGAAAGGGTCCAGTTGAAAAACTCTTCTCTCTATTAATGGCAAAGCCACAATATTCGAGAAGCTCAACTGTATCCTCTACGGCTCTTTTGGGGACGATGAGATCATCGCCATAGACAGACATTTCGTCTTTTATGCGCAGCCGTCTCATCACGTGGCGTACTATTGCCGCGAAAATGATAGACTCTAGTGCAAATGTAAAACCATTACCCATCGAAGACATCTTCGAAAAAGAACCTTTCTTACCCTGTAGGATGCCTTTAGGCGACCTTAGGTCGAGAAGGAGGTTGTACCAGGCCGGCGGCAATAACAATTCACATATCTTTAACGATATGGTGTCACTTGCTGCTTTCAGATCCAATGTGGCTAAATCGCCACAGAGAGATCCTAATTCTGCTAAAACTTGATTTACTGTCTGATCGGTCAGGTCTATGTTCCAGAGCTTTTTAAGTCTCTTTTTCATAACTTTGTCCACACCAAGTTGTAAAAATACGTTCAACAGCGGCTCAATTGCGATTGTGCGGTCAGTAAGACCGTTTTTGGGTACGGTAGTAATTCGAGATCCATCTACAACTGTTAACACTCTAGACCAGAAGTCTTTCATGTCTATAGGAAGGTTAGGGTTACCACACCTTGATCTATACCAGTTTTCCAAGGCTCGCATCCAGCGAGCATCGGAGCAGATGATTCTCTTTGCATAGGGTGCGGCATCACGCGTGACGGAATAAGGCAAGGTCGACCACTTGTAGTAACTAGTGGATTTCCCATGCTTATATTCAGGTCCGAGTGAAGTGCCAGGTCCATGCGTAGCGTACTCCTCAACACTATCTATATCAGGTAAAGCGTCCAAAAGTTTTTCGATATCCTCTCTAATTTCGGCAAGACAGCCACCAAGAATATGGTGACCAGTCGCGTCCATTCTTAGTAGTGCTTTATAGTTTTCTAAGTTATAAAGCCTACAAGTTTGTTCTGCTCTTATAAAATTCTTAATTGCAGGTGTGAGGGTATCTTTCCCCCGAAAGGGGTACTTCTTTAAAAACGCACTTAGCTGGTATTGGATGAAAAACGCCTCGGCGCTCTCTCCAATATGACAGTTACAGCTTGATAGCATACTCTGTGTGCCCAGCTGCGCGGCAAGCTGCACAATTCCGTCTTCGTCCCTAGCGCGAATCATTTGCTTTGCGACTTTAAAGTCTTTCAGCAGTTGATTTTTGACAACGGAGGCGACGACGAACGTGTCAGCCTGTCTTTCTAAGTCCTTTACTAATTCCCCAAGTACTTTAAATTCAAAGTCTTTGGGCAAGCTTACATTTACACGTTCGCTCACATCTTCTCTTCTTCGAATATATTTCATAGTCTAGAAGGCTCCCCAGTTTAATTTTAAATAATGAGGTACACAAGAAACAAAAATAAATCATAGCAATGCTGCAAGAGAGTAAGAAGTATTTCAATAACTGTATTACCAGGTTCTTGAGACACTATCTCTCCAACGTCGAAGGGAAACATGAGTTAAACCTCCTGTCTCTCCGTAAGACGAGCAGCGAAAGCATGGTCTATTCCTGCAATCATGCGCTGCCGAAGCAGCATAACTTGTGCAGATGTGGCGCCTACAGGGATACTAAAGTTCGAACTGCCGATCATCGGTGCACTATTACTAGTGGTGACGTCGACGCCCGGAACCGTAATATCTTGAGTAAACTTAATCGCGGATTTTGCAACACCACGAAAGTTTCCTGAGACAGTAGCGGAGCTTCGGGTTACAGCCATTTGGTTACGAGTGCTAAGGGAATGATCATCCCCTATATACACTGAACGGTTTAACTGTTCTTCGAAACGTGTGTAGAGTTCGCTTACGATAGTGTCATTGCCAGCTTGGTCTACTGCGAGTGTAATTGTGTTATCTAACATAATGATCCTCCGATCAAGTAAATCTATTTTGCAACTAGCTTTTCAAGGCACGGTAGAATGAACGTGCGATAGTTGCGATATCTACAATTTTTGCCCAGTCAAGATTAATCTTAACGGACGGTAGCACGGGTATCTGGGGAGTTATACTCCGCCTTTTGATCTCGTGTGTTGCCTTTAAGGTACCCGGTGCCGTTGCTTGGGGAATACATTCCCAATTCGGGTCCGGTGTAACTCTTCTAAAGTCTGTGTAACCTGCCGTATACGTAAAAGTATGTGTTTCGGTTACCCATGACCCTAAAGGATTGAGATTTGCGTTCGGTGTCCACGCTGAAATCAGCGTACCCACATTAAAGAACCAATCAAGAAGAAAACTCAAACGAGTCAGCTCCCAAATTGTTTCTAAGGGCTGATCTAACCCTAGTACTGCAGCCCAATTTTTACCATCTAAGTTGATGTCATAAAGCACACCAGCTCGGTAAACGGACTGTCGTTGTACCACGTTTATGCCGTGAATATAATAATTACTACCGAGATAGAGTTCTGCATCTGATGTAGATGTTTCCTCTTTCTCATTATATCCACGGGCAGTCCTGCGTGGCGGCGATCCTTCTGATTCAAGAGCAGCGACCAGCTGCTCCATTTCGAATAGAAGGGGCCTAACGGCGTACCTCATTTCTAACCACATATTACTCATTGCGTCTAGCTGGTCTTTGCCAGACACTTTCTTCGACTGAAATTCATACTTGAGTCTTGCCTTTTTACTCGTAAAGAGTTTGACGATGCCTATACCACGTCGGTATAAATCGCCAAGCCATCTTACAGTTTCAGGTAGCTCTCCTATGGTGGCATATGCCAGTAATTCAGTTTCATCAACATTGGCCCAGGCTTTCGCCACGGCTATACCGCGCTCCGTATCGAATTGTTGTAAAAACGCATCAATAAGAGCAGGTCCAGTTGTCGTTGATGATGAAGAAGTAATTGGTACAACAGCTGTAGGTACATAAGCCTTTCCATTACAATAATCGGATCGGCCTTGGTACTTATACAGTGCTGCAAATGTGGCTGGAACTACGGAAGACGTTAAACTTTCTGAATACATACCGTTGAAGAATACTTCTCCCGCGGCTTTGCGTTTCGTAAAGTTGGGGACTTCAACATCCCACATCACACCATAATTCCTTCCTTGTTCGTAGTCAACATCTTCCATGGATCCTGTGCAGGGGAAATATTCAAATTTCTTCACTGGCACAACATCATAGGAAGTCTTGTCGGCTTTGACTCGGAATCGCATAACAACCTCTCTTTATGAGATGGTTTTAAAAGTCGTTATGCTTCACGTCTGTGCATCTCAAGAACACATCAGTGAGCTACCTCGGGGTTTCCCGCGTAGACTTACTAACTCGGATTGCATGGCACTATTACCATGATCACCATCTGTCATTTGACGG